ATGTTAACTTAGCTTTATTAGCTTCATCTTGAATTGAATCCAAAAGCGTATCCGTTAATGGTTTGCGCTTTGCTTTCAAGATTTTTTCAAAATCACTATATATATGGTTATTGGTTATTGGTTTATGGTTATTGGTTAGTTGCTCATCTGTTGTACATTTGTTCAACACCTGTTCAACACCTGTTGATCGTTTGTTCAACGCACGTTTAATAGCTGATGCTTTACCCGCCTTAGATTTATCGCTAATTAAACTTTGATATTCTGATATTTCTAATTCACAACGACTTTGATACCAATATTCGCCTTTCAATTTGAAAAACATATTGAGTATTCCAATGACAATATCTTCATTGTCCCTAGCATTTATTTTCATGCTTAAGGTAAAAATATCGTTTGGTAAAGGATTTTCTGTATCGTAATAAAGCCAAAGAAGTTTTAAATAAATACCAACTTCTTCATTGGTAAGAAATGCGGTGTCCTTTATAAAGTCACCGATATGATGCTGATAATAGTGCATGAAAACCCCAAAAAAAAGGGCTACACCTGCTATCTCGCCTTTCGGCGTTGGCGGACTGGCGCAGTACCAGCAGATAGCATGTGTAACCCTACTACGAGTAACGCCGCCAAGCGTTTGGGAAAATTATACATCAAGTATTTATAAACCACTCTGGATGTAGCAATTGAAGCTGCCATATCCTAGCTTGCGGTATTTCTTTCCAACGGCAAACCGCCATTCTGGTGATACCTAGTATCTTGGCCAATTTAGCTTGGTTGCCTGCGTATTGAATAGCTTGTTCTTTAGTCATTGGTGTATGTTAACATTGTTTAACTTAAATACAACACTTTTATGATATTTATGTAAATTTGCAACATTTTTAAATTATTTTCTCCAAAGATGGTTTTTTAAGTAAATTTTGATTAACATTCAGTCATGCCTTAAGCAATTCGCTAAGAGGTCTTTTAAGGAAACCCAAATGAGAGTTACACATCTTCATAAATATGGATCAGGATTTACAAGCAAAACAGCTTGTGGACGCAGTTTATTAAGAACACCATTTTCTACAAAATGGGAAGAATTTAAAACAGATTCTTATAAGTGTGTCAAATGCGAATCTAGCAAACAAGCAGATTTATTTAGACGCATCGATCTTAAAAATGTCTAAACAACAAGCCAACCTTATCTTAGACCAGATCAAGGTTGGCATACATCACCCACTTTACATTGTTAACTTAGCTTTAACCATCACAGGAGATTTACATGAATCGTTACCCACGCACACTCAACGAAGCATTTCCTAACACTATGGAAAACGGCGCTGCTATCACCAAGTTTTACCACAAACCCAACGCACTAGAAATCGTAATGACCATTGTCAGCATTGCTGCGGTTATTGTTCTGTTGCTTGACCTTTTTATTTGGAGACCCTAATGAACGAATTTAAATTGATTGTTACCGCTTGCGAAGACGCAATGAAAAAGTATGACTTAGAAAGCAATTTGGCATTTCAATGTGGTTACTACAAATCACAGACCGAGCGCCTCTGTGCTGAAGTTGAGTTTCTTAAACAAGAGCTTGAGTCAACCATTGAGCAAATCAAAGACATCGTAAAGGAATTAGCATGAAAGAAATAGCAACCGCCTTGGTCAAAGCACAGAAGGCATTTAATCCTGCATTAAAGCAGTCTGTAAACCCTCATTTTAAAAGCCGATATGTTGACTTAGCTGGATGCGTTGAGGCCGTTATAGACGCTTTAAACGACAACGGCATTTATCTGCTGCAAAAGACTTATGACTGTGAAAACGGCATTATTTTGGAAACCATCTTTATCCATGAATCTGGCGAGTCACTTGAATGCGGACTTTTACACTTTCCTGCAATCAAACACGATCCACAGGGCTACGCTAGTGCTTTGACCTATGCTAGAAGATATAGCTTGATGGCAGCGTGTGGTATTGCACCAGAGGATGATGACGGCAACCAGGCGAGCAAACAAAAGCCTAATCTACCAACAAAGAGCCATGTAGAACCTGAGAAATTAGGTTTACTGATTGACAAGATGCGGACTTGCGAAACTAAAGAACAACTCATTGCTAGTTACAAGATCGCATTTCAAGCCTGCCATTCTGAAAAGCAATGGGAAGACTTAGTAGTGAAAGTCAAAGATGAAATGAAAGGATTGATTGATGGATGATTTACCTTGCCCTAGATGCTCACTTGGTGAGCTAGAGATAACAGAAACTCGCAGATATTTACATTGTGCAATTTGTGGCCATTACGAACTGATACCAAAGGATGATGATTATGACAAAGAAGATTAGACAGAAATCACTCAAGCAACTTCATAAAGAAATTATGAAAATTTTTATAGGTCAAAACATGGGAAAAACCTTAGTTGCTATGGTTCAAACTATGGTTTCTATGTCAGCAGTCATGGAAATACCAGACTTAGACTTGATCGAATTGTTAGTATCTGAATTATCTTCAAGAAAAGAAATGGACAAAGAAAATGACTAAAGAAGAAATCATAGAAATGGCTGAACAAGCTGGGTTTATGTTTTATCGTGGTTCACCATTAGGTTTTACTTATTCAATGTTGAAAGACTTTGCCAAGCTGGTAGCAGAAAACGAACGTGAAAAATGTGCAAAGATTGCTGGATGGCATAAACAAATGGCTTTTGATATTAAAGCAAGGGGACAAGAATGACTGAACAACGCACAGAAGAATGGTTTAAGCAACGCTTGGGCAAGGTAACAGCATCTGCCATAACAAATGTCATTGCTAAGACTAAAACAGGCCCAAGTGCTTCTAGAGAGAATTACAGCACACAGCTCACACTAGAACGCTTAACTGGCCAACAAGCAGAGTTTTACACTAACTCAGCGATGGAATGGGGCACAGCAACAGAACCCCAAGCTAGAAGGGCATACGAGGTTTATAGGGAGGTTTTTGTAGACGAGGTAGGGTTTATTGACCATCCCACAATTGCGATGTCTGGAGCGTCTCCTGATGGCTTTGTGGGTGAAGATGGCTTGGTAGAGATCAAATGCCCAGAAAGTAAGACACAAATGGAGACCCTGCTCAATCAGAAAGTGCCAACCAAGTATATGCCACAGATGCAATGGCAAATGGCGTGTACGGGCAGAAAGTGGTGCGATTTTGTAAGTTATGACCCAAGAATGCCTGCAAATTTACAAATATTTGTACAAAGAGTTGAGCGTAATGATGATTACATCAAGATGCTGGAAGACGAAGTACAGGCATTTTTAGCAGAAATTGATCAGAAAGTAGAAATTTTAAGGAACATTAAATGAGCAAGATAGTCAAAGAAATCGTGGTGATTACAGGTTCGTACAACAACAGTAATGGTGAAAAGAAGAACCGTTACACCAAGATTGGATCGATTATAGAGACGGCAAAAGGCCCAATGATCAAAATGGACACCATCCCCTTAAAGGAGGGCGGTTGGGACGGTTGGGCTTATTTGAACGATCCTAGACCCAAAGATGATAGTGGCGTACCTAATCCCCAGAGAAACAGGGTTAACAGTATGGAAAACTTTGACGATTCGATTCCATTTTAAGGAACAAACATGATTGAATTAGTAGTATTTATTGGTGGATTCATAGCAGGCGCAACAATGACAATCGTTATTTCCACAATGGCCATTGAGTTTTACAAAAATGAAGTGAGGAAATGATGGAATCCTTTCAAGTTAGACAAGCCAATTTTGACGAATGGCACAAAAATAACCCAATTATTTGGAAATATTTTGAACGGTTTAGCTTGGAAGCGGTCAAAAGTGGCCGTAAAAAGATCAGCCATTGGCTCATCATTAACAGAATCAGATGGGAGGTTTACGTCCTGACAACGGGAGAAGACTTTAAGATCAGCAATGATTTTATTGCCTTTTATGCCCGTTTATGGCGTAAACACTACCCAGAGCACAAGAATCTGTTCAACATCAAGAAAATGATTGGCGAGCCTTGGCAGGAGGAGTTGATCTAATTTGAATTTGTGATATAGTGATATCGCTACAAAAAGTAGTGTTTTTTGCAAAGAAACAAAGGATTTAATCATGGGTTATCCAAAAATGGAAAAATTACCAATGGGAGCTAAATCTTCTGATCGCACAGGTGAGAAGAAAGTTGGTGCTTCTATGGTAGACAAAGAGGTATTTCGTTCTGGTATGTCAGGCGAGAAGATTCCAAAGGGTGCATTGTCTAGCGACACAAGCGGTGAGCGTAAGATGCCCATTGCTGGTGGAGTTGGCATGGGTAAAATGGACGGCATGGGTTCAAGAGAATCTTCACACATGGGCAAACATGATGGCCGTTTGGGCGAAATGAAAGGCCACATGGGCGAGAAGAACGTCTACGAACACGAGCGTTCTGAGTATAGATAAAGCGAAATGCCTCCAAGGAGCATCAAGGAGGCACTTCTAACCAAAACACAATGGGAGTTGTGAATGGCTGATAGTAATTGTAGAGTATGTAGGCACTTTTTAGAT